AAGCTAAGGCTGATATGTTTGAAGGTAATATAGAATCAGCAAAGAAAGCCCTATGTGGTAACTGCGCATTCTTTGTTCAAACAAAACAAATATTAGATTGTATTGCAGGTGGTATCAATGATACTAATGAATGGGATACGATTGAAGCAGGTGATTTAGGATATTGTGAAGCATTTGATTTTAAATGTGCAGCAAATAGAACATGTGATGCATGGGTAGTAGGTGGACCTATAATTGATTAATATATAAGTATATATGGATAGTAACTCAGTACATAAGAAGATAACACACTTCGCATCTAAGAGGAAAGAGATTTCATTAGCTGAACTAAAGGAAATTGTTTTGACTTGGTATGAACCATTCAGAATATATACAACTAAGTTAAGTGGTAGAAATATGACAAGAGATATGTATTCTACACCTGGTCCATCTGGCGACGCAGTTTATGATTACGAAGCAATGGGATATATGGTTTTATATGATGAAGGTAGAGATGATTACCGAACAATCGTTTGGGATAATGTAACTAAAATAGTAAAAGATGGAACAACATACATTGTACGCTAATAGCTGTACACAACAAATCGTAGGACAATCAATCATAATTCAAAAGAAATAATATGCCAGTAGATAAACCAAAGCAAGGAGAAACGGAAGAGCAATACTTACAATATTGTATACCTGAAGAAATTAAAGCAGGTAAAGCACAAGATGTTGCAGCTGCAATTTGTTACTCTAATTATAGAAAAGATAAGATGAGTAAGATTAAAGATACTCCTGCTAAAGTAATGGCAAGAGTAAAGTTTGATTCTGATTTCAGAGGAATTAACTTATATCAAACTAATTTAGAAGCTCCATGCTGGGATGGATATGAGCAGTATGGTACAAAAGAATTAGATGGTAGAGAAGTTCCAAACTGTATACCAATTAAAGATTAAGTAAAAGATACGGAGAATAACTGAATGGGGATGCAGAAATGTATCCCTTTTTTCGTTTCATTTTTTTCTTGATATTTATTTACATATGAATAAGATATCTTTAACATATATTTGGTAATATCAAAAATTATTCGTATATTTGATATAACAAACAAACAAAAGGTAGGGATTTCCTTAAATCCACAAAAAAAATGGCAACATTAAAAAACACACAAACCGAAGAATTAGCAAATGAAGTAGCTAATCTTCAAGAAGAAATCTCAAATCTAAACTATCGTCTAAAATCAGACTTGACAGGATGGAACATTGTAGAAGCAATTGAGAACCTATCCTTTGAACTGAAAAGATTAAATGATAGAGAAGAACAAAAGAAGTAAACAAATGGGGAGGGTAATACCTCCCCTATTTAAACAACAAATAAATAAAATAAAATGGCAAAAGACCCAGCGGTGTTATTCTACACCTCAGATTTCCTAAGCGGAACATTCACAATGGATTACGAACAAAGAGGTAAGTATATTACTTTACTTTGCTTACAGCATCAGAAAGGTAAACTTACTGATAAGGATTTAAAAACTATATTAGAAGATACTGATATAGACATATTTGAAAAATTCATTAAAGCTGATGATGGATTTTATTATAATATGAAATTAAAGACTGAAGCTGAAAGAAGAAAGAACTATTCAGCAAGTAGAAGTAAAAACAGAACTAAAAAAACAAATGATGTAGATGTGAATACCATATCTAAATCATATGATGAAACATATGTTAAACATATGGAAACTGGAACTGGAACTGGAACTGAAACTAATACTGTAACTGATAACTTTAACTATAACTTTAATACTAGTGCTACAAATAGTCATATTGAGTTCTGTGATAATTTAAGAGAAACTATTGAAGCTATACCTGTAAAATTATAAATTATGAAAGAACATTATGTATATAAAATAGTTGATAAGAAATCAGGTAATATTGAATATATTGGTGAAACCTGTAAATTAAATTTAAGATTTAATTGTCATGTAGCTAATACTAAATTTGCAGGTAGTGGTACATTTGCAGGTAGAAGGAATGAAATAGAAATGCAAGTAATTAAAACATTCCCAACTAAGAAAGAGGCTTTTGATTATCAATGTAAAGTACAAAAAGAATTAGGATTTAAAACTGATTCAGAAAAAACACAAGCAGCTGTAAGAAACGCTGATGGTATATTTCATTTTCATTCAGCTGAAGCTAAAGCTAAAGCTGCTAAGTATAGAAGAGAAGTCATTGGTGTGCCTGTAAATGTTTATTGTAAAAAGACTGGTAGATTCGTAGGAGAATACCAAACAATTCACGATGCAGCTGCAGCACTCAATGCTGATGTAGGTAATGTTAATAGATGTGTAAATGGAATTCGTTATAAATCAGTAAATGGCTACATCTTTAAGAAAAAATAAATTTGGAAATGTAAAATAGTTTAACTAAATTGTGAACTATATATGTTATATTAGAGTAAGCACTTAATCTTAATACTGTATCTTCATAATCTATATACAGTGTGCTTACCTCATAACATATGAGCGCTGGTTTTGTAGCCATTTCCAGCGTTCTTTTTTTGCCTAATACTTTTGGAAATCTAAAATATTCTTTGTATCTTTATGTTTGAAAATATTTTATATATTTATTAGTATACTAAATAAAATAAAAATGGCTAAACAATGTAAATTATGTGGTATTACAAAAGAAGTAAAAGACTTTAGTAAATGCACAGCAAACAAAGACCTTTTGCAAAATAGATGCAAGAGCTGCAATCGCAAAGACAATCAAAAGTTTAGAGAAGATATACAGCCTGATTATCAGTTAGGTTGGTATAAGACTCATCGTAAGGAATGGTCTGATTATACATTAGATTATAAACGAGCAACTAACACTCCCACAATTTATGGTATAGTAAACCCTGAAGGTCAAATGTATGTAGGTATGACGATGGCTAGACCTAAGATTCGTTTCATGCAGCATAAAATTCATCATAGGCAAATGTTAAAAGGAGTTACATATCAATCATCGCTTCCTAAGTTGCACGCTTCATTCGATAAGTATGGAGCAAATGCGCACACTTTAGTTGTGTTAGCTCAGTTCGAAGGTATTGATAGAAAACAATTAAGTATGATTGAAAATACATTTATTAACGCTACAATGTTAAGAGGCAAATCTCTTAATGTAAGAAACTATTAGTATGAATAAGAAAGATGATTATAAGATGCTACAAATCTCAGCAGACAATCATAAGTTACTGAAAGAGTATTGTAAAGAAAAAGGTTTTAAGATGGGACACTTGGTTGGACAATTGATTAAACAATATATAAACAAAAAGAAATAGTATGTGTATCTGGAAATTTGGAACTTGGTTAGAAGGACTTATATCCGTAGTAACATTAGGACATGGTAAGAATATAGCAGGTTGGATAGCTTGGACATTCTTTAAGAAAGCAGATTGTGGATGTGATAGCAGACGAGAGTATTTAGATAATCTATTCGGTTGTAAATCAGGCATAGAATTATAAAAAGGGGCTGGGGATAATCCAGTCGTAAGGTAAAATTATTGATAGTAAATAAACAAACAAATATATGAAAGAAACAAAAGTTACATTAGCATCAGATTCAACGGGCAAAGTAGAAACGAAGGTAGACCAGAACGCAATGTATGTTGTAGATTTTAGTAGAATTACATCCGTTAACGATTTAGTTCTCATCTTCGCAGCAATGGGTATTACATTCCATGCACAACATCCAATGTTTGAAGTAGTTAAGAATTTCGTTGATTTAAGTAATCCGATTTATCCTAACCAACAACAACAACCTCAACCTCAAGCAAAAGAAATGAAGTTACCAAAATTAAAGAAAGTAGATTAGTATGGAAGAAACAACAACAATACCACCCAACTTACCACCAATCCCTGCAGAGATAACGCATCCATTTACTTACGCAGAGTTTATGGAAATCAAAAGGGAATTGGATGAAATAACAGTTAGGTTGCCTGATAATAAGATGGGATTTATATGGAGTAACTATAACAAAATCAGAGGAGTTGCAGAACCACAACCCTGCGGATGCGCATCAGCAGCAGGACATTGGAAGAGAGCAATAACTGAATTAAGAGAATGGGTATCATCCAAGATATAACAGGCAGTATATACGCTGAGTGTGAGAGAAGATTAGCAAATCTATATAAAGAATCTCACAACTGGCTATTAGCTGTATCAATCCAAGTCACAAAAGATAGAGATGCTTCCGAAGATTTAGTAATGGAACTCTATGAGTACTTACACTTAAAGCAAAATCCTAAGTTATGGTGGGGAGCTACTTCATATAACTTAGGGTATTGTTCTAAGTTTCTTAAACATAGATTCTACAATAAAACAAAGAAGTTAAACCGAACCATACTAAGAGAGAATCCAATATCCGAAGGTGAGCCTGATGTTGAGTATGATGAAGAAAGAGATAGGAAAATGGCGGAAGCATATGATATGGTTATGAAAGAATTAAAATCATTAGAGGGAACTAAGATGTGGCCTCAATCAAAACTATTTCAAATCTATTGGTTCTCTGATAAGACATTGGACGAAGTTAGTAAAGATATTCATATCAGTAAGAGTACTACATTCCTAGCAGTACGCAAAATAAAAAAGTATTTAGAATCAGTTATAGAAAATCCATTCAATGAGAGTTAAAAAATGTATTAAGTGTTCAGAACATTATGAGACAGATAAAGGTGGTAACATATGTAGAAAGTGTCAATCTAAAACAGCAAGAGAATGGTATTACAAACAAAAGGCAGAAGGCACATTAGCATATCAAAAGAAAGTAAGAAGAAGAGAATTACCATATCAAAACGATAGATACCATGAGTTAGCAGAAGTTAAAAGAGGACTTAAACAATGTACCACAAGAGAAGAGAGAAGAGCATTCTATGTTATGATGTTCGATAAGATAAGAAGTAATCAAGCTCTATGGGAATACATTATAAGATTCGATGATAACCATGTACCTAAATCAAGCAAAAAAGTAATAGAAGAATAAGATGATTGATTTCGCATTTGATTGGAAAGATGTCAAAGGAACTAAGTTCTATTTAAATGCGCATGAACAAAGGGATTGGTATGTATTAGTTTGGATAACGGAGGATGAAGAAACTCTATTAGGTTCATGGCTATTACAACCTATCTACGATAATTTTGAAGAGTAATGTTATATATGTATATACATTTAAATAATAGAATTTAATATGGGATTTACAAAAGGACATAAACTGGCAACAGGTCGCCCAAAGGGAGCAATCAATCGCTCTACTGAAATGATGAAACTTACAATAGCAAGAGCAGTTGATAATACTTTAAACACACTATCAGCAGACTTGGAGAAAATTCGTAAAGACGACCCTGAAAGAGCCATAGAACTGGCACTCAAACTTATGGAGTTTACTCTACCTAAGTTAAGTAGAACTGAAATGAAAGCTGAGATAGAACAAAGGATTCATTCTATAAGTGTAAACATAACAAAGAGTGGAAGTACAAATTAATACCACAATAACATTTGAGAATCTTTTAGAATCCAAAGCTAGAGTTAGCCAACACATTGGTGGAACGAGAAGTGGTAAGTCTTATGGAATACTGCAATTTCTAATTGTAGAGGGGCTTAAATCGCCTCAAACCATTACAGTGGTAAGAAGAACTATCCCATCCATAAAAAGGACTGTAATGAAAGATTTTGTTGATATACTAAAAGGTATTGGTATATGGAATGAAAACTATTTCAATACATCAGATAGAACATATAAATTAGGTGATAGTGTTATTCAATTTATTAACTCAGATGACCCGGAGAAACTTCGTGGTTTAAAATCAGATATACTTTTTATAGATGAAGCATCAGAACTGGATGAAGAAAGTTATTTCCAATTGTCCATTAGAACTACTAATCGCATTATACTTGCTTATAATCCTACTGTTTCTCCTTATAGTTGGTTAAGGCAAATGCAAGATTGCGATAGATTCGTTACCACATATAAAGATAATCCATATCTGCCAAAGGAAATGGTAGTAGCAATTGAGGAACTACAACATAAGAACCCTAAGTATTGGGCGATATATGGTAAAGGTGAATTTGCTGCAAATGATAAAGCAATATATACATTTGAGATAGTAGATGATTTCGAAGCAGAGTTCGTAGCGTTCGGGCTAGATTGGGGCTATTCCCAAGACCCAACTGCCGTTGTAGCTGTGTATAAGAATGGAGAGAACCTTTATTTAGAAGAGGTACTATATGAGAAGGGATTAGTTATGAAAGATATCGCTGATGCATTAAACAAAAAAGATATAGATAAGAGTTATGAGATATGGTGTGATTCATCAGAACCGAGAAGTGTTGAGGAACTATATCGTAGTGGATTTAATGCTAAGGCTGTAAAGAAAGGACCTGATAGTATTAAGTTTGGTATAGGTGTATTACAAAACTATAAGATACACATACTTAAAACATCTCAGAACTTAATCAATGAGATGTATGCTTACCAATACGCAACTGATAAGCATGGATACACAACGGATAACCCTGAAGGTGGATTAGACCACTTATTAGATGCTGCACGATATGTGGCAATGATGAAGTTAAGTGTTAAGGCGCAGACAAGGGGAACATACGCAATTCAAATAGGTAAATACTCAAACATAAGATAATGCAAACTTGGACTGAAGAAGAGATAAGGGATTTAATCCTATACGCTAAACAACTAAAAGAAGATAACGAAGATTTAAGAGCAGGTATCATAGCGATGCAAGCTAAATTAGATAACGAAGAGGCTAAAGTAAAAAAACTAACTTTGGTGTTAAAACAATATATGAACATATGAAAAAGCAAATAGAAATAACCGTACCGAAAGATTATTCAGCAATCTCTTTGAAGAAGTACTTAAACATGCAGAATGATTTAAAAGCATACAAAGATGATTCAGAAGCAACTGATGCTGCAATCTTCTATCACTTATGTGGATTAGACCCAATCACTTTGGGAAAGATTGATACTGAAACATATCAGAAAATAAAAGAGCAGTTAATATCATTCTTAGGTAAAACGGATTTCCCTTTAAGAAGAACTATTAAGATAGGTGATGTAGAATATGGCTTTGAACCAAACTTAGGTGAGATGGCATATGGAGCTTATGTAGATATAAGTAAGTATGATACCATTGATATCGATAAGAATTGGGCGAAGATAATGAGTATCCTATATAGACCTGTTGAAAAGA